GATTATAACCATATTTAGCATCATAAGAATGATAAATAGTAATGAAAAATTTTTCCCAATAATCTAAATCATAAGTTTCTTTTAGAATTTGAAAAGTAAAATTTTCTATACCATAATGAAAAATTGCATAATGTAGATAAGTATTAGACAATTTACTACTACTTTGAAAATGTTCCTTAAATCTTCTATATACATCAATTGATTGACCAATATACACTTTATGATTTACAACATTTTCAATTTTATAAATGCCACTAATTACAAACATATTTACTCCAGAATTATTTCAAAATCTTCCTGTTTAAGTTCAGGATATATTTTCTTTAATCTTGATTTTAGCACATTTACATCCTTTTGTATATTAAAAGATACCACATAATTGTTGACATCCTTTTGCCATATTTCATCAATTTCATCAAAGCCCAAACCCATTCCAGTTCTGTCAATCCATTCCTGGCAGATTTCACGCATTTTAGCAACAGCTTTTTCATTATCTTCAACCTGGAGAATAATACCATCAGTATTTGACTGAATAATGTCTGCATATCCTTCCAAGTGTTCAAGCAAGTCTAAAAGCATAAGCTGTCCATTTACACAAACATTGTTGGCCATTTGTGGGTCATATGCTGGACTGTACTTATCTTTACAGATTCCATAAGTGCCGTTCAATACGATTTTATATGGAGCCTGTTCTTTCTTTTTACCTGCTTTTTTAAGCTCAACTCGTTTGTCATAAATCTGTGTAAACTTATTTTTATTTTTACAGTTACGAGTCAAGAAATTATAACGAATCATAATTGATGGATAATAACTTGTTACGTCAACGTGAAATATTTTTCCTTTTCTGTGCAATGGTTCACTAGGACATCCGTGTATTCCACCCCAACCAAACTGATGCGGAACTCCACAAATATCAGCCTTCAAAGATTTTTTGTAATCCATATTTTCCGGATTTTGGAACCATTTCAAAATATCCTTGTATTTTTTAATTCGTAATGTGTCAACAAACTTTAATTCAAATTCGTCATCGTGCTTTTGCTTTTTACAATCCAGAATACTTGCAACCAGCGACATTTTAGTTCCACTGATTAAATCCTGTTTCAATTCAAAAGTATTTATAAGGTCAATATGTGCATCGTATTCGGATTTTCTTCGTCTAAATACTTCAATAGTCTGTTCTACATCGTGCATACAATATTTCGCCGTCATTCTTATTTCAGCTTTTGTTAGCACTCTATCCAAATCAAATGGAACTTCTGTTTCACGAATATCATTACCCAGGAATCCTTCCAGCTGTTTTAATCCTTTGTCTGCATAAACATCAAAATCTAACAGCTGTATATCACGGAAGTCGTCATTTATCTGCCAGCCTTTCATTCCGTAAGTAATAATCATATCATTTGTTTTCTTTGGGTTCAAACTAAGCAAAATACTTTTCAAAATAAATGTGTCATAATTGCGTGAATTGTAACCAACCCAGAATTCATTTTTGTGCTTGCTGTAATACTTTCTAAGAGCTTCAGCATCGTTTACAATAAGCATTTTTTTCTTTTCAATTGGATTTATAATTACAACCATCCAATCACACATAAAGACTTCAAAATCATAAAAGTTCAAAGAGTGTGGATAAGTTGCTTTATTAAAATCATCATACCCTTCAACATCAAACACTTTATTCATATGAACCAAATCTTCATATTTTGCTGTTTTATAAACAATGTTTTTTGGCTTTTTTACAGCAGGCTCTTCTTTCTTTTTTGTTACTGTTTTCTTCTGCTGGATTTTCTGAGTTCCACGCAATACAGCAACATCTTCATCATCCAAAAGACTAAATCCCATAATTTACTCCTAAACTAAAAAGCTGGAGTTTTTAGCTCCAGCTTATAAACTTCAAATGCAAACTTTATTCTTCTTCGCTTCCTGCATCCAAAGTTGAAAGTAGGTGTTTTGAAGAATCCGTAACAAACAGCAATCTTGGAAGTGATTTTCCATTGCGAACTGGACCTTTAAGCAGATAGAATTCAACTGTTCTTTGTGCTACGAATTGCATCATTACAGCGTCAACATATACTGTAAAAGGTTCAAATTCTGTTTTAATTTCTTCTTCCCACGCCACTTTTTCATTGTATTTACCAGCACTTCTTTCAGCTGAAACTTCAATTTTTTCCTTGCTAATAACAAGTCTTACAGCAGAATGTTCAGAAATATCAATACTGAAAGAAACAGCTCTGTCAATTGCATTAAACAAATCTTTTGGGAACTTTGCGTGAAGCTCAGCCTTTGCTGGGTCTGAAGTGTCAACAATGTTCTTTAATTTGTCATATGGGAAACTGTCTGCTTGCAATGTTTTAATACTAAAGATAGTTCCATCTTCCGCTTTGAAATGTGCCCAAGTACCCTGCACCTGCATTGAAACCAGCTTTTTAAGTTTAAGAAGTTCATTTGCAGAATTGTCTGAAATCCAGAATTTAGGTAATTCTGTTTCTTTCATTGTATAACAGTTTACCTGGTTTCCGTCTGAAGAAACAATGTCTTTTCCGTTTACATAAACACCTGAAATCTGTGTTTTGTTTACGGCCATTTTACAAGTTCCAACACCAAAAACAAAATCGTTCGTCAAATCAATCCAGTTATCTTCTTCTGGTGCAATGTTTTTTAATCTTGTTTCAAAATCAAAATTAAGCAAAGTCATTTCAGCCTTTGCTTTACCACATTTCAACAGCCAGCTTCCTTTTTCTGTAACTGTGAATTTAATTTCATCTGCTGGAAACTTTGAAACAACTTTGAAGAATTCTTCTGCTTTTACACATCCTTCAATTCCTTCTTCCAGCAAGCCTTCCTGAGTGATTGGAACAGTTACAGAAATAGCGTCATTGTAACTGAATATTTTTCCATCGTGGAAAACAAAAGAATCAGCTCCCTGCAATACAGCGGAACCACTTTCAATTCCAGGCATACAAGCCTTCAAACTTTCTACAAGCTGTTTTTTCTGAATAGTCATATTTTACTCCTTACTTGTTTATAAGACTGTAGAATTCATTTCTTACAGCAACTTCTTCTTTGAAAACACCTTTCAAAGTTGCTGTTTTTGTTTTTGAACCACGCGACTTTACTCCACGAGTAGTCATACAAGAATGTTCGCCTTCAATAACAACAATAATATCTTCAGTTCCAAGAACCTGCTGTAATATTTCTGCAACATCATTTCCAATTCTTTCCTGAAGCTGTAAACGCTTACCAACCATTTCTGCAATGCGTGCAACTTTTGAAAGACCAATAACTTTTCCTTTTGGAATATATCCGATGGAAACTGTCATATTGTACATCAAAGCTAAATGATGCTCGCAATAGCTAAAAATTGGAATATGCTCAACTACAACAAGGTCATTTGAATCACTTTCAAAACAAGTGTTGAACATTTTAGCAATTTCTTCATTGGTGAAACGCATACCTTCAAAGATTTCCTCGTACATACGAGCAACTCTGTCCGGAGTTCCTTTAAGTCCTTCCCTGTTAGGGTTGTCACCTATTGCTTCAATAAGCATTGTGACAGCTTGCATAATTTTATTTCTGTCAAACTGTGGCTGATTTCTATCAGCAATTTTTTGAACTTCGTAACTACTTTCCATCATTACACTCCTCTTTTATTTGGGTCCCAAAACACCTTGTGAAGCTGTACCTGACATCTTAAATTAGTAAATTCTTTATGTGCAAGCACAAATTCTGGAATTTTTTCCATTGTTACATTTCCAAAAACTGGAGAAATGTAAACTGTTGCAAGTGTTCCTGAATTAAGAATTTTTTCAACTTCATCAAAGTCGCTGTCTTCAACAACAATTTTAATAATATCAGCTTCGTCCAATATTTCCAAATTGCTCCAAAGCATAAGGTTATTCATTTTTGAACTTGGTGATTTCCAGTCTGCAATTAAATGGAAATCGTCGTGCTTAAACATTTCTTTCCAATAGCTGTAATCAATTGAACCATTTGTTTCAATATCAACAGTAAAATCTTCAAGAAACAATGCTTTAATGAAATTAGACATCCAGCTTTTATTTTCTTCAACTAATGGCTCGCCACCAGTGATAGTTATGTGTTTAATTCCATATTCTTTCACAGCAGAAACAGCTTCAGCAACTGTCATCCATTTGCTTTCTTCTTCAGGTTCAAATGTGTACTTGCTGTCGCACCAAGCACATCTTAAATTACAACCAACAACTCTGAAAAATACTGTTGGAAATCCTGCATTGTAGCCTTCACCATCAATACTTTCAAAGATTTCATTTACAAGAATTCTTCCGTCTTTAGTCATTGCAATCGTCCTTTCTGTAAATAGCAATATTACCATCTGATTCCTGGACAGAAACTTTGTAACACTTTGGAACATTGTCACAAATCCATTTTGCAATGTTTTCAGCTGTTGGATTAAAATCAAAGATTTCATTTAAGCACTTGTGGTCCAGCTTATCAGAAACCATATTCTTAATGTGCTTGAAATCAATTACCATTCCATTTTCATCAAGTGTTTCTGATTTGCAAAAAACAGTGATAAACCAATTGTGACCGTGCAAGTTTGAACATTTTGATTCATAATTAAGTGTGAGTCTATGTGCTCCAGCCACTTCCAATTTTTTAGAAACATAATACATAATGTTTCCTCCTTAAAATTAAAATATTTGTGTATACATCTATTATAGGATTTACTTTTTAAGATTCTTTCGCTTTTTATATTCTGCCAAAATTGCTTCCTGCATATCTCCAGCATTAAACAAACTAGCTTCATCTTCATTATTCATAACTTTTTTCAAATCCTTGTTTCTTCGTTCAAGTGTTTTCATAATGTCCTGTTCAATACTATTTTCAAGTATTAAATAATAAGCCATTACTGAATCTGCTGTTTGCCCAATACGGTGAACTCTATCTTCTGCCTGTTCGTGCTGTGGAGCTGTACTACCAAATTCAACGAAACAAGTTGCTGAAGCCTTTGTCAAAGTAAGCCCAACACCGCTGGCCTTTATTTGCCCAATAAATAAAAATGTTTTGTCGTCATTTTGGAATTTATCTACAACAGCTTGTCTTTCATTTGGAGCTGTTGAGCCTGTAAGACCTACACTACAATATCCGAATTCCTGCATAAGTGCATCATAAGTTGAATGATGATAAATAAAAACAACCAGCTTCTGATTTTGGAAAGTCAAATAATCTTTTATCCATTTAATTACAGCTTTTTCTTTTGCTTTATATGAAGCCTGTTTTAGATGTGCAATGTGTCCAAGCTGGGCAGATTTATCTTTTGTTCCATCTATAATGTCCTGTTCAAATTGCCAATCAACTTCGTCATATATTTTTCTATCTGCTGGACTAACTTGCATTGGAACAACAGCACGAATCTTTGGTGGTAATTGTGTTAGAACATCTTTTTTAAGTCGTCTAATCATAAATCTACTAATTTTTGCGTGAAGTTCTTCTGCATTACTTAATCCGTCAAACTTCCAGCCAAAAAATGTTTTTACTGGGTCACAGTAACGCATTAAAAATCTATATCTGTTATTAAATTCAAGCGGTGCAAGTATTGAAAGACAAGTATAGAATTGAGCTGTTTTTGTTTCATATGGTGTTCCTGAAATAAACAGCTTTTTAGATTCTGGAAGAGATGTTGCGATTTGTGTCATTGCTCTTGCTCGTATTGTTTCAGGCTCAGCTATGTACTGAACTTCATCTGCAATAATTGTTTTGAAATTGTGCTTAATAAGTTCATCACACCAACCATTCACTTTTATTATCTTTTTCTTGCAAGGATGACCCATAGCTTTTGCCCGCTTGCGTCTTTCCATTTCAGCTTCTTTTTCTTTTTTATCTTCAATACCCAAAATGTCATAATTGATTATCCATACTGGATATTTATTTACGAATTCTTGTGTTAGCTGTTGCGGATTTCTTCCATCAACAATGTATGTTTGGTAATTTGTCCATTTTTCAATTTCTCTGCTCCAGTTCATTTTCAAACTTGCTGGGCAAACAATTAAAGCTGGCACTGAATTCTTTTTTAATGCTAAATAAACAGCTCCTTGAACTGTTTTACCTAAACCCATTTCATCTGCAAGCAAAATATTTGATTCCATTTGCAACATTTTTTTGACGCCTTCTTTTTGGAATTCAAACAATGCTTCAGGAATTTCAGGTTCCTTTCTTTTCTGCAGAAACATTTCGGCACTTTTGTCAAATGGATAACCAGCTTCAAATAAAGCCTGTGCGACTTTTTTTGTTGGTGGCAAAACATAAATTCCAACTTCTGGAAGATACTCGCTTTCGTACTGTTCAGCAAGTCTTAAAACAGCTTTATAATCTTTTCCTCTTGCAAGCTGTACACACAATTTTTCGCCATCAAAAAATACACTCATTAAATAACTCCTATAAATAAAAAATGCTGTCAAAATGTTATAGGAGATTTGAACATTTCAACAGCATAAAAACAAAGTTTTTTAATTACTAAATACACTTAATTTATTATAGGAACAATAAATTAAGCATAAAAGGCAGAACCCTGAACATTCCAGAAAATTCTGCATTCCTCCCACGCCTTTTCAATTGCCTGTTTTGTTGTATTGAAATACTTTACAGCCATAGAAATTGTTGGTGTTCTTTTGTTTTTTCCTTCCCATTCACGCCCAACAATCCAAGTCAGTAAAGCATAAGCATTTTCTGAAAGAATTTCTTTTGCTTCTTTTAAGAAGTCTTCTACAGCTGGAGAACTTGCTTTTGCTTCAAGTGTTTCTTCATAAGTTTTTCCTTCTGGAACAATGTTTGCAAAATAATCTTCCATCATAACACCCTGCTGGCGTTTGTATGTTTTTACAAAATCACCCAATCTGTTCAGCTGTATGTAAAGATATGTTGTGAATTTTGCTTTTGTAAAATCGTACTTCTGCAAGCATTCGCAATAAATAAGGAATCCCTGTGCTTCAAGTTCTTCGTAATCTACTCCGTATTTGCTGGAATATTCGTGTGCTCTTTTTCTAATAAGATTTGCGTATTTTTCAAATAATGGTGTGTTCATAACCATTCTCCTAAAAGTGTATTCAGTTTTTATTAAACTGTATTTAGAATATACAGTATATTTTATTTTTTGTAAAGTGATTTATAAAAATTATTTTATCTCTTTTACTTTTGAAATTCCATCTTCACCTTTCTTTACTTCAAACACTTTGTCAGCTACATCAATAATTTCGCCAATATGTGAAACCATAATAATTTGTAGTTGCATTCGATGTGAAAGTGTTTTAAGAATTTCACCAGCCCTTTGCTGTAAATCCCTACTTAAGAAACGGAAAGGTTCATCGAGAACAATTACATTATCTGTTCCCTGTTCCAAAGCATAGCAGGCAATTCTCAAAGCAAAAGTGGTAAGGTCTACAACTCCTCCACCACTTGCATTTATTGGGTCTACTGGACGCCCTGTTTTTTGGTCAAGAAAAACAAGCTCAGCATCTGTTTTTCCACGAGCAATATTAAACAATATTTGGAAAGTATATTCCCCAGGAAAACAAGTTTCCAAAGCTAAATTGACAATATCTTCAACCTGGAATTTCAAATGCTGTTGTGTTTCTTGTGCAACTTTCTGGAGAAATGCTTGTGACTGTTCCAACAGCTTTAATCTTTCATTAAGCTGTTGTGATTTGTTTTTGTATGTTTCAATATCTTTTTGCAACTGGAAATCAATACCTTTGCAACTTTGGAACATTGTTTTAATTTTTTCTACTGTCATCTTTATCTTCCCCAAGGTAATAATCTACTAATAAAAATACCCGCCAACAAACCAAGGAAGGCGGATAAACAATTAAAAACAATTACTTCTAGCATAATTCTTCTTCCAAAGAATCCCAATCATATGAAGCCAGCAATTTGTTGTAAAGAACTTCCAGTCTTTCGTTTGACTTTTTAAGTTCTTCGGTAAGTTCAACAAGTTTTGCTCTGATTTCTTTTTCGTCATCAGTTCCATAAACTTTTTTCCATTCCTGCTTAATTGCTTCAATCTGTCCCTGTGCTTTTGCATTTTCAAGCTCAGCCTTAGAAATAAGCTCCTGGATTCTTGTAACTTCATTTACATTCATTTTCTAACTCCTCAATAGTAAATGTTTTTAATGTGCAAGCACTTTCCAAGACTTCAAGTATTTTGGAAAGTGTTCTATATTTTGCGTATGTGTAGGAAAGTTTATGCTGGATAATATCCTCACTTGTAATTTCTCTAATTGGTTTTTGTATTGCTGTTTCAATTTCATTTTTAAGCTGAAATCTTAATGCCATACAACCAACAACATCTTTTCCGAAAAGTTTTTTAGTTACTTTCTGCGTCTGCTTGTAAACTTTTTCATAATATTTATCAACTAACTTCATTCTAAACCTCCAACAGTTCTTCCAGCATATTTATCATTTCAGGACTCAATTTATTTGCTGTAATAGCTTTTTGAACATTGTCAATAAAATCAAGTGATACATTTTTTGTATCCTTTAATTTATCAACAAAACTTTCAATTCTTTGTTCCCTTTCTTCCTGTTTCAAAATATAGCTGTCATCAACAAACTGTTCTTTATCTATTATAGGAATAAACTCAACAATATTTTCTTCAGTATCAACATAGTAAACACCACACTGATAATCTTTCATATCGCTAGCCTGACGCAACAAACAGCCAGGGTTCACAACGTGCTTTCCATTTTTTTCATAATGGAAATTATGATGATAATCACCTGTAAAAACCCATTCAGCTTTTGGTGTTTCTGCGAGAAGTTCTTTTGCTGTAATTGCATCAACTCCAGGAAGTAAACTCTTTATATCTGGGAAACACAAAATGTGGCGGAAAACATATTTGACATTTTTAACTTCTTCGTCAAAGTTTCCAGCACTAATTTCTTTTTTATCTGGGTCCATTATTTGAATTGGAAAAATGTTTTCAGAATTAAACAAAATGCCAACAGCTGATTTTTCAATGTTTTCAGAACTGTGATAAGGTAAATCGTGGTTTCCTGCCAGTATGTAACACTTTAATCCTTCATTATACAATTCTTTTGCAAAATCCTGAACGATTTGGATGCACTGAAAAGAAGTATCTGCATTTGAATTAAAAATATCACCAACAACAGCTACACCACAACATTTCGCAACAGCAATATTTTTGACCTGTTTAACAGCATTTCTTTGAGTTTCATACCAGTTTTCGTCAATTCTACATCTTGGTCTTGTTGCTCGTAAATGCCAGTCTGCCGTAAGAATAAATCTCATTTGCTTGCTCCTTTATAAGGAATCCATTTTGTTCCATCACCTTTATACAGCTTTTTAACCAGCTTTCTTTCTGAAAGACTGTATGTTCCAATAATTGCATCACTATAAGGCTTTTCATTTTCAAGTAATGCTGTAAGGTCTACACTTGGTAGGCTGTATGTTGATGAGCCATTGCAAACAATAAAAACAACATCTTTATCAACAGCATTAAGCAAATCAGGTCTAAACTTTACAAGCTCACGGGCAAGAATTAAAGGAACTTGCTGTTTGTATGTAAGTTCTTCATTTCTTAAATCTGCTGGAGTATCTTTATATTCGTAATACCCAGAACTTTCAATAGCTTCTCTTAATACATCGTCTATATTTCTTTTCATTTTGTACACACTCCATTTTTCATAACAGCTCCACACAATGGGCAAGTTTTTGGAAGCTGTTTCTTTAATTCAACAACTTCATTTTTCTTTGC